GATCAACCATATTCCTAAGAGCATCATTTTTTGGAGAAGACTTCTCTCTAAACTGGAATCCGATGCCCCTAATAAGAACACCCCCGCGAGTAATAGTAATAGACTCAAGAAGCTTGCCTAGTTTCTTAGCTTCGGCCTCACTCATAGGCTCTTCACTGCCTGCTCTTCCCCGTAACTGCCTGATAGATAAGTCAATTTGTTGAAGACCTTCTAGTGCTCCAAGCTTTTCTTCTGGGGAAAGCTTATCTGAATTAAACACTTGCTGCTCTAACCTTTCAACGTCCCCGAAAAAACCTTTGGTCTGTCCTGCGGCTACGTTTGCAAGGGAATCAATACCTCTACCTCTCTTCTCTTCCAGACCGGGTGTGATACCTGCCATTTGTGCAAGCTCTCTAAAAGAGGTTACTACTTTCTCTGTTAGGTCTTGTACTTGCTTGATCATAGCCAAGCCTTGATCATCTCCACCTTCGCCTTCTTGCCCCTCTTCACCAGTGTCGCCTTGGTCCTTGGTGTCGCCTTCTTCCTCACCACCACCTGCCCATGCTTTCACTAATTTGTTAGCATTACTATTTTCTTTTTGCCAAGAAGTAGCCAAGCTTCCGATCTGAGAGCCACTAAGTTTAATTCCCCAACCTGAGAGATTGCTTCCAGTAACACTAACACCTTTTCCTTTGGTTACTTCAACACTTAAATTTTTACCGTTACCTAAGCCCTCTTCTTTATGGCCCTCTTCTTCATTACGAATTCGGCCTAATTCAGTAGCTACATCGTTTGCTACGGAAGCTAGATCAGCCGCTTCTTCCTCACGCAAAGAGAGTCTGAATTTTCTGCGCTTTAACTGTTCGTAATTTTCTAAGAGTGAGTAGTAGTAATCCATGTGTAGTCTATTATAGAAAAAGCCCAGCCCAGATAGTTCTAGGCTGGGCTTAGAATTTACTTATCTAGTTGTAATCTCTTAGACCGTGCTTGCAAGAGCACCGCCGTAGCCAGTATCTTTACCTACATGCTCCATGAAGTCATAGCGGAGTCCAAGTTCGATAGTGTGGAATTCGTTAGTAGAGTAGTTAAACTCAGCAGTCTTCCAAGACTTGGGGTAAACTCCCGTCAGTCGAGTCTCATACAGAGGTTGTCCTCTGGAATCTAGATGAACGATAATCGCTCTGCCCTTAAAGGTGTTGGGTTGCCCCTCTTGACCTTCGGTATGGAACTTACCCGTAGTGGGATCGTAGATCGAAGAGAACCACTGCCACAAGGCATTCGAAACGCTCTTGTTGTAGAAGTTGTCAAAGGTAACCGTAAGCTCCTCAGGCGAAGCCTTACCGGGGTAGAAGACCTTATCGTTAACACGGTTAACTTCGATGTCCTCTACTGTCATGCCGACCTGAGAGACTTGCTTTGCAGCAAGAGTTAGGTCAGTAGGATTTGCTTGATTTACCAGACTCGGCATGTCAAGAAATTGAATCTCGAACTGGTATGCTCTTACAGAATCCAGTCCTTCCGAGATGATGGGCTTAATACTTCCCCTATTGGTATCGGAAGAGACGTAGGTTGCTTTTTGTGCCATAGTTATTTCTCCTAGCTAATGCTCGCTGATTGTGAAGTGAGGTTAAGTTCGAAGATCACCATCTCAGCGGTCTTGGTGGGCTTGATAAGAACTTTACACCACATCTCGTTTCGATCAACTCGAATTGGCGTGTTAACAGTCTCGTTACAGATTACCTTGAACTCGGTAATACCTCTGTTGTTAGAGATGTCTTCCAAGAGAGGGTTAATTAGATCTTCAACTCTAGCCCAAGTGAACCTATCGTTCGGCTCGAAGACTAGTCGTTGCGTCGAAGCGAGGATGACCTTCTTGATGTAGATCATCATGCGCCTTACGTTAATCCTATCCAGTGCAGTAGGCTGTCTTTGTGCCGTTCTTTGGCCGAAGATTGCGATACCGTTTTGGGGGAAGTTAACGATTGGGTTGATGCAGTTTCCACCAGAGTATAGTGAATCGCGATCACCTTGGTTGAGTACAACCTCAACATCCGTAGGCTTGGTCAAGCGGCCTCGTACAAAGCCAGCAGGAGCGAACCATGGGAAGGCTACACTATCCGTTACACCCATCTGACGCACACCGTAGATGGCAGGATCTAACCAGCGGTCCTTACCGTCAAAGACTTGGAAGACTTTGACCCAAGGCCAGTAGATCGTAGCGTAAGAACTGTTGATCGCAGCCGTTCTGGTCGTAGCGAAACCGTTACTCCAGTCAATCGCATCACCAGTTGTACCCACAGCATATGGAGGTGAGACAGCGGCGAGGAAGTCCGTGGTTCTTTCTGCAACCGTAATCAGTCCGTTCTGAACAGATTGTAGGTCACCAACACCCGGACCCGGAGCAAGAGCAATCGAGACATTCAGGATGGGATCATCCAGAGCTTCAATTCCAGTCTTACCACCAGTCGCCTTTACTTCACCAACAATCGTGCTTACCACATCAGCTTCAGCAGATGGGATACCACTATCACCCCCAGCCAAGTTGTAGGTTCCTTGAACCAGCTTGACGAAGCGAGGATCAGCAGCCACTCCAGTAACCCCACCACCCTGTCCACCCGTTAGGGATACAGCACCTACTAAGCTCGTAAGAGGCTTCTCGAAAGAGGTAAGAGGCGTTGGGACAATATCAGTGTATTCACCAGTGGCATAGTTTGCAGTGATGAAGTTCGAGGTTCTAGCATCGTAGTTCGTACCAATCTGATCTTCGATGAAGGCAGAAGAAGTAGCACCTGCGATGAACGACTCAGCAGCAGAGCCTAGATCGTTTACAGTGAGTGCGTTATTCGCACCACCAAGAACACCTACTTCGAAGGAGACACCGCTAGTGTCACCGTCAGTCTTGGTTCCAGTGTTATAGCCTGCTCCGGGGAACAAACTCTTAGCATGGTAACTAGCCTTGGTAGTATCAATACTAGTTCCAGAGGCAGTCCCGTTCGCGGTGGCAGTCCCAGCACCGCCAGTGATGCTTAGAGGCTGAAGGCCAACAACATCCACATAGGTGAGGTCTGTTTTCTGGATCTGCATTTGAACGTCAACAGATGCTGCGTTACCCGCTGCAAGTGCAACGAAGAAAGAGGAAGCGTCAATGCCGTTTGAATCTGCGAAAGCACCAACCTTATCAGCGTCTAGTGATCCACCGACAACCTTTTTAAGTGCAGCAATCGTAGTTGCCCCTTGCGAAGCCGAGGTGCTTAACGTACCTTTAGCAACAGTATAAGTCTTGTTATCTACAATCTTAGTTCTGTTTTGGTCATAAGCAGTAACGATGAACTTAACAGAAGAGGTTTGGAGATCGGAACTACCGAGAGCGGAAACACCCCCACCAGCAGCCCGTGCAGGAACTCCATCTTGACCAGCCATAAGCGGGAAGGCGTTAGTACCGCTAACTTGGAAGGCAGGGCAAGCACCGATCTGGACAGCAGCCGAAGCTTCTACTGCACTGTCACCAGCACAGCGAATGAATCGCATCGAGTTAGTAGCCTCCAGAATCTCAAGCGCACCTTCAAGGGCCTGACCCTTAACGGCTTCGCTCGGTTCACCGAAGGTATCGACAAGCTGCTGTTGGCTAGTGATCAGCGTGGCTTTGTTGTTGTTTAAACCTGCGATTGGTCCTCGGTCTGCGAAACCGACGATACCAACAACAGATGAATTAATTTGGGCGGGGTAGTCAGAGATATCCTTCTCAATGACATATACACCGGGGCTAACGTAGTTGGGCATTTAAATTATCTCCTATGCGTTTTTGATCGAGATTAGACTTCGTTGTTGATATCTAATAACATCGTCAGTGATATACGAAGCAGGGACTTGAATACTCTGCTCTGGAGCTAAATAAAAGCTTTTAACACCTTCTTCAGTTTGTAAATAGATGTTCCAGCTTTGTAGACTAGTGTTGGTGAGTCGCTTCATATCATTATCTCCTTAGTATTTACTCAACTTGTGAGGGTTTTTATTATTTTTTTTCATATATAGTGGCATCCAATTTGAACTCTTCAATTTCACCTGTAGATGTGATGATAAATCTAGGGTTTGGAATATAGCCTTCTAATTTTACAGAAAAGGATCTCCTAACAACGCGCTCTTGCCTGTCAGAAGTATCCAGAGAGGATTTATCAGATTCTTGCTCAATATGAGCTTGAGCTACATTAGTTTGTGCGGTCTTAATAACTAAGTGTGGGTTGAATAGTAGTCTAACTTGCTCGACCAACTGGTCCATATCAGCCTTATATTTGCACCACACATTAATGTTGTACTCAATATCTACTGCTCTCGGAGCCTCACTAATGATACGAACTGCTCTTTTTTTCTCTTCACTCCAAAAAGTTTCGTTAATTATCTGTGCTGCTGGCCTTCTTCGGTTATCCGCATTTGCCGAGGAGTTTTGGCTAATAGATATGATGGGTAGAATAATGTTGTTTTCTTGCTTCAGCTTGGCGATGGTCCGCTCAGGGTTTGCGTGGATACATCTAACATCTACAACCTTATCCTCGGAGTTCATATACCCTAGAGTCCCAAGTTTAGAAATTATATACTGCAAAGCATCACGATAGAAGTGAGGGATAATATTTACTTTATTAGTACGCTCTGCGATCTTTCTTCTTGCCCACATGGTGGGATCTTCCCCCACATCCGAGACAGAAATGTCACCAGTCGCAAAGCTTTCTAACATAGTGTTTCTACTAAAGCTCATTATACCCTTCCTCTAAGCTCTTAACTACTTCTTGTCTTCCAAGAGGCTCAGATACATCAGTGAGGGGTGTATCTTGTACATCATCAGAGTCGCGCAGGAGTTTAGCAGCGCAAACAAGATGATAAACACCATAAATTTCAAAGCTATCTTCTTGGACTTCGATAATCTCATATCTCTGGTTCTGGAACTTGGGTTGAAGGACATCCCCAGCCTTGAGATGCCCCTTAATTCGCTGCTCCATGTAGCTCTTATTGAAGATAAAAATCTGATCGTTAGATAATTCAATTCCAAACTCAGTTAAGTTTTCCTCAAGAACCTTTGGCTCATAGTGACCAAAAACTATAACGGGATCTTTGGAGACAGGCTTGTTTCGAGCCTCCATGTATACGTCATCAAACTGATCCTCACCCTGAACATACTGGTAGTATAGAATCTCTGACCCAGAGATCTTAATCATCTCATCATCAACCATATTAAAAAGGTTGATGTCTGGGTTGACGGGATCAAAGAAACTTAACTCCCCACTAGACTCTTCAATCTGTGGGAGAGCAGGGGGTTTTACGTTAACCTTATAGTTATTATGAGCCATTAATAAGTTGAGAAGCGAGCGGGTTCTTCGAACTCATCAAGCAATCTCTTGAGAAGAGCTTCTTTCTCCTCTTGGCTTTCCTTAACGAGAGCGTCACCATTTAGCTTCGCACCACCACCGGGAGAAGGCACAGTTTGGTACTTGCCTCTAATCTGGCCTAAGGTTCCTTTAGCACACGCTAAGGCATAGTTCTGAATCCAGTTCCTATACGCTGGGTGTAAAGTGTCAGAGTTTAAGCCTCTGTAGATTACAATTGCTACTTGGTTATCTGTAACAGGCTTTGGACTGATGTGGAGGTATCTGTTGTCTAGCACCGAGAAGGAACCCTCTTGGCCTAAAATCTTTCTCATCATCTCCAGATTCTGCTGTAATAGGTAGAATTCCCCCACTCCAAAGTTTTGGAACAAGTAGTTATCTTGGAAGTATTTGATAAAGAAATCAAACTCCAAGGTACCAGCTTCTTGTTGGATGGATAGTAGGGTTTTTTTGTAGACCACATACTCTAAGTTGTTAAGAATATAACTCGGCAACTCGTAAGTGGACACCCCAGCAGTGCATTGAAAGGTTACAAACTGCGTAGAGAAAAGCGGAGCATGGTTATACATGGTAGTGACCGCTTCGTCAATACAAGTCTTAAGTTGGTATGGAGTTAACTCCACCCTAATTACGGGGTGCCCTAGTCTAGCTAAAACGAAGTCTTTAATTACTTCATCAAAGTGTGTAAACTCAACACCATCTACCGTGGTGGTGTTGTTAAGCTTCTCAACATCAATCTCACCATTAGTTTTAGTGGCATCATTAACATTGGCTCCTGCATAGGGAGCAAAGCTATTACCGTATGCTGCTAGCTTCGGTCGAGTCGGCATCCTTAATCACCTTTTTAGTAGTTTGTTTGACCGCTTTCTTAACTGGTTGGGGTTTTGGTGTGCTGTCAACTGCGACAAAGCCACCTCTCGGAGTAGTCGCCGCATCAATTATATCCCCTTCTCGTACAAGACGGAGATTCCCCTCCTGCACAATGACTACGGGGTCTTTTGTGATGCAACGAAATTTCATAGCTTCTTCTTCTTAGTAGCCTTCTTCACAACCTTTGGCTCTTCTACCACTGGCTTCGTTTGAACTGCTTCAGTAACCTCGATAAGCCAGTTCTGTAACCTTGGGGGTGCATCAGGAAGTTCGACAATCTGTCCGGGAATTAAAGTGGTTTTTCGATATCTCTCTTCGTAATCACCAACGTACATGTATTTTCTCATAGGAAGTTCCTCCTAATTATATAGGTAAAAGAGAAGAGCCGAGGAAAATTAATTCCTCGGCTCTTATCACTTTTAAACTAACTTACGTTAGATTACGGGCTTACTCGGTTACCACCTAAGGGGCTAGCGAGAGCTTTCTGACCGGGTTGGTACAGGAAGTTAGCCGTAGCACCGACAAGTCGGATGATGCGGTAGAAGCGACCCTCAGGCGATACAGCAGCCTTACCGTAACGGGTAAGGATACCCTTCCTTGGTTGGAAGGTAGTCGGATCGGTGATGGTGGGAAGCTGCTGGAGCGGGATGTACGGCGAGTAGACGTAACCTGCATCCATCGGGCTAGAACCCTTGTAACCAATCATGATCTCGTCCTCAGGGTACATCGGGTCGATGTAGAGATCATACTTGCCAGCGAACTTGCCACGGTACTCAATGGAGTTAGGCGTAAGGTTCGTCGGACGATCAGCAGGAGCCATGCCACCCTCAAGCTTCGCAGCCGATTCAAGCATCGAAGCGATGATTGGAGAGGTGACTAAGAACGTACCCGGACCACGGAAGGTCGTGCGGTAGATGTCGTTCGAGGCAAAGTTGATCGCAGCAAGAAGGTTGGCATACACCTGACCAACGTGCTGAGGAGCAAAAGCGGTTCCACGGAAGTCGCCAGCTAAGTCCACAAGGTAGACGTTGCTGTTAGTTCCCGAAGGGTTAAACGCACCAGCGTTAGCGAAGTCGTAGAGGTACTCGGTAGGAGTAAATCCACGCTCAGACGGGGTTTCAGTGGCAGTAGCCTTAGCTGAGTTGCGACCCGTAGCACCGAAGTCGTTGGAGTTCGCCATGTCGAGAGACTGACGGTTCCAGCCCGTCATACCAGACGGATCGTAAGCGATCATACGAAGATCTTCAATAAGCTCACGGTCGATTTCCAAGGTAAGTTCCTTAGAAAGAAGATCCGTAAGTTCACCCTCAAGGTTGAGGTTGTGGTATGCACGAAGGTCTTGAGCGGCTTCAAGAGTCCAGAGCGCACGCATCTTGCGAGTACGCGCAACAACGGGCTGCTGCTCAATGTGCATGTTCATCTCAGGGATTTCGTCACCCGCGAGAGTTTCACCAGCCGAGACACTGTAGCCGAGGATCGTAGTCGCATCCGGGAAGGAAGCGATTTGACCACCCATCGTGCTAGACGGCGAATCAGATACGTTGTTGAAGACAGTACTAAACTGAATATCTTCGTTGCTCGTACCAGCACCCTGCTGGATGGGGGTTGCAGTGTTACCACCATACGTCAAGCGGTACTTGCTGTAAATGGTTTCAGTGCGGTTGAACGACCCAGAGTGACGATCAGCACCGAGGTAGAAGATCTGTGAGACGGGACCACCCATCGGTTGAACACCGACAATGGCGTTGGCGATTAACTGTGGATAAACGCGACGAACGAGAGGGAATGCAAACTTCTGGAACGTGCCAAGCTTACCGACCGAAGTCGGAGCGTCAGCTTCGTCAACTCGATCCTGCTTCTCAGCAAGAATCGACTTGGCTTGGTTCTCAAGCAGTTGTGCAGTAACGCTACGAGTGTAGTCGTTGGAGATCCCCTCAAGCACAGGCGACCACTTAGTCAAGAGAGTAGAATTTTCTTGTAACATAGTATTTTTCCTTACTTAAGATTGGATTGAGGCATGAACTTCATAACCTCCGGGGTTAAGAGTTCGTTGTATGCCTGTGCTTCAGGCTTATTAACCTCTCTTTTGTCAACATCTTCTGCAATGATGACAGCTTTTTCGGAAGACTTAAACGGCTCGTCCTTAGATTCCTCTAATACATCGACAGCCTCTAATAGAGTTGCCTTATCTTCCTTAAGTCTATCGACTTTCGAAGAGACAGCTTTCAGGGAAGTAGCAAGCTTCTCGTTTTCCTCAAAAGATTTTTTGAGTTCTTCGGTAAGCACACTAACCTCTTCTTCATGCTCTCTCTGTTCTTGAACGAGATCAGAAATTGCGCTTTCTTCATCGTCCTTCTTCAGTTCCAGTGCCATCAAAGTTTTAACTGATTCGAATAGCGAAGCGTTGCGTAGAACGTCACTCTCCTCATTCAATTCTCTCATGGCTTGGTCTTTTACTTCGTCAACTCTAGAGCGGAGGAAGCCTTTGACCTTGGATTCAAGTTCGCGGACTTTCTCATCCACCTGTTCAGTGATGACGGTGTTAACCAGCGTGGCAATTTCCGTAATTGCAGCCTCCGAGAGACCCTCGGGCAGCAACTCAGCAATCGGCAGCGTTTGTTCGTTTGGTTTATTCATAGAGTTCGACTCCTATCAAAATATTTACAGAATAACTGTAGTTAAGGTTAAAAATTTTTATTTTTTGCTTAGTTTATTTTTGAGCATCGTAATAAAAACTTTTTCAGATAATGCCTTATCATAGGTCTGTCGTACCGTGTCATCAATAAATTTTGAATCCGTGGACTCGTTAACGAGGCCGGGGAAAGCTCCCTTCGTAGAAGGATCAGCAACCAGATCAAAAGTTACGAGCTTGAAGTCCTCGTTTACAACAGAATATTCACCTCTTTCTGTGAGAGATCCCATCCCTCTAGAGGAGATTCCGAGCTTAACACCACCCTTAATAAGAGCCTGTGCGACTTGGCCGCAAGGAGTATTAAGGATCTCAGCCTCACCAATCATCTCATCACCTCGCATTTGTAGCTTAGTAACTAGATGAGAGACATTGCCTAATTTTACCGCATCGTGGGTAGGGTGGTCAAGTTCACCCATGAGCCTGCGCTCAACAATAGCTTCATCCAACCGATTCATCTCCCGAACAAGAAGCTTCTTTTCATAGATTCTCTTGTTGTGGTTTGGGGAACCAGCGCGTTGAAAGATGCCAGCAATCTTCATAGTACCTGAAGACTTTGATTCCTCTAGAACTTGTAGTTCCTCAATAATAAATGTATCAGTAATAAACATTAGGAGCCTCCTCCTTTAATAGCTTTCTTAGAGTTCTTGATCTTGTCTTTAGCACCCGGCCCGTACTTACTCATTAGTCTCTTACTTTTGGTAGCACCATGTTTAAGTGCTGTCCTATTAGAATGTGCTTTTACACTCTTCCAATCAGAAGATGGAGTAGACGCTCCCGGAGTAAAGCCTTTGGCAATTTTCCCAGAACTCTTCTTGCCCCAACCAGCTTTAGAAATTACATAAAGCCTATCGGAGCCTTTAGTGCTGAAGACCTGTCCAACTGTTCCTTGTTCTAGAGCCTTGGCAATAGTAGCAAAGACGCGCACCCGACCTTTAACAGCCTTGGTAGCACCTTTTTTCTTTGCACCGTCTCTACTGGTATACTTCTCTCGGCCCTTGGATGATCCTTGGCCCGATTCGGCACGCCCCTCTAGAATATGGAATAAGCTCATGATCTCTTAGCTTTAATACGCTTGAGGATTCGTTTTACGTTGTCCTCTTCGTCATCCTTCTTAGTGTCTTTACTTTGGGCACCACCCATGTTCACACCCAGACCACCAGCAGCGGTCATCTCGGTAATAGTTTGTTTCATTTCCGAAACAAGCTCCTTTAATTCACTGACTAAGGATTTTAGTTCAGCAACTTCCGTCAAGGGTTGAGGGGTTGGTGTTTCGGGGATGGACTCTTGCTGTACTTCAGGCTGGTTGCCTTCAGTAAGGGAAGCGACGAAATCATTAGGAACCTCGATGTTAGAAACATCTGGTACCTGTTGAGTAATGTCTGGCGAGTAAGAAGATTGCACAGGGTTAAGAGTAGGAGGGGTGTTAAACCCCTGCCCACCAGTTTGTTCCTGAGCTAATAGCTTCTCCGCGAAATCTCCAACTGAGAACTCCACGTTAGCCTCACTTATCCTTCTTAGCAGATGCCTTGAGTTCCTTGACCTTCTTCATGACCTTAGCCTTCTTTGAAGCATTCATCTTCATTTCCTTAGGCTCGTCTTCTTCTGGGTCCATGGCTTCTTCAACTTCTTCCTCTTCCTCGTCTTCCTCTTCAACTTCCTTTTCGTCGGCAGCTTCTTCAAGAGTTTCAACGGCTTCAAGAATGTCGTTAACGTGCTCAGAGATACGCTCGTCGGAAAGTTCTTCCTCCAACTTAGACTCGCAGAGGGGGCAAACATGCTCCTCAACCGACTCCTTCATCTCCTTCTCGTCCTTCTCGTCCTTTTCAGGCTTCTTGCCCTTCTTAGAGCGGAGCTTGGCGAGATCATCACCTTCGATGTCCCCGTCCTTATCCTTGTCCATGGCCTTTTGAGCGGGAGAGAGTTCTTTCTTCTCCTCCAGCTTAACCTTTGCGATGTCCCAAGCAGCGTTCTTGATCAGGGCATCTACATAACTTTCTTCAACTTTGATGTAATCAGACATAATTATTTATCCTTTGTGGTATGCTCAGGACAGCTAAATGTCCCTACTTTATATTTAGCCGTATTATGGCTAGTGTTTTATTTTTTATTTAATTTTGTTACCCATTAGCAAAAACAGTGCTCTGGGTAGGCTCCTGAATGATGTGGTCGTTGACCAAAAAATAAGTATCCAACTCCCTTGCAACAGGCTGCCCATTAACATAAACGTCAGGTGATCCTGAGTTGCAAGGAGGCTCATGAGGGGTACACAGGGGGTCTGTCGGACTGAGCTTGTAGTTTTTTGGGTGCGCTAGCATTAAATCTCCCAACCTTACAGCCCCGAACCCCTCTACAAATACATCGGTAGAACATTCGTTGGTAAGAGGTTCTTTTAATTCCTTGCAGCATGGGCACACGTTCGGCTCAGGTGCTCCGTGCGCTACGCACGCTACCTCATCCCCACTCCCAATCCCTCTTGCAATTAATGGCATATTATTTATATAGCCTACCTAAGAATTCGGTAGGAAAGTATCTTGCGTTGTTAAGTGCAGTGCTTTGCACTTTATTTGTTAGAGGAGTTCCAGTTAACCTATCTGCTGTTAAGAATGTTTTTTCTAAATCCTGTAGTTCCACAGGCTCCACCTTAATGTTATTATAGCTGCCTGCGAATAGGTTAGATATAATAGTTCCGGGAACAAACTCAAAAAACTCAGCAACCTCTGCGGCAGTCATGTTAAAGAATACATCTGGCTGAAGAATTCGTTTTCCTCTAGCCCCATCTTCAATATTATAATTATCGTCGATAGCCTTAACTCTAGAAAAGACTTCAGCTAGTGGAGATTTAATAGTTGTAAAACTTGTTTCTGTTCCATGCAGAGTAGAAGCTTCTCCAACCACGGATTCCCTAGCTGCATACTCAAATGCATAGTTATCTTCCTTAAGGGAAGGTGCTTTACCATTCGCAGTCTTTGCTGACTGAACATAGTTTTCTTGGGCGACAGATTGCAAGGGGTTGTTTACAATACGCATGGTTCTAACTGAGTGTTGTCCCTCGACAAAGGTCTCAAGAGTAGATCTTCCTTGGTAGGGGGAATACTTGATTAGATTTGTTGGGTAGATCGCAAAGTCTGTATAAATTTTCCTAGCAAAAACCTTACCATCTAAAGCTCTAGTAAAGTCCGTCATCTTTAGCTGAACTGTATTCTTCTCCAGCAAGTAGTTCCAAATAGGATCTCGATAATCAATATAGATTGACATCCTCGGTCCTGACCAAGAAGACACCGTTGCATTAAAGTTTTCGTAGTTATTCCCATTGGTAATGGAGTCCCAAGCTAACTCATAGTCTACAGTGGTATTGGTAAAATCTATGTCACCAGCAGCTTCTGTTCTAATAGTTTCTCTAGTGGACGAGAAGAGCATAACGGAAGGGATAGCCGAACCCTCGCCAGAAACCTCGACGCTACCACTACCTCCATAAGTTAGGGAGCTAACGACTAACTCTGGTTCGTATGTTCGGATCATCGTCTCCTGTTGAGGTGGGATAACAAAAGCCTTGTCTCTGTTTGAGACGAGACTTACAGTTTCAATGGTAGAGTCTGCCTTCCTTACTTTAACAAACTCATTTAACTGATAAACAGAGGAGGTATTTGTGCCAGCATCAGTAATACCTCTAACTGTAATCCCGTCATCATCTCTAACCCGAACACCTGTTAGCTTACCACTTTTTGTTTTTACCGAGACAGTAAGATCAATATCGGTAGGCATAGCACGCCATCTTTGGATCTCACGCTTCCTATCCCCATTCGAGTATTGACCAGTGAAGATAGACGCTGGTTGGCTATTTCTTACGATTGAGTACTTAAGTCTAGATCCTGTATCGGTAAAGCCCTTGGGCATTTCAGGAACACCGTAGGGAAAGAAGGTCTTACCCGCTTTAATAATCTCATCTAAAACTTCTTGGTTATAACCACTTACAGTACCTAAAATAGTTGCTCGCCTAATAGCAGCAGTTAAAAGACCCTTACCGTCTTTTGAAGACACATTAAACTTACTAGCCTCTTCAAGCCGCTCTCTAGCAGAGTCTTTAAGGGACTCTGGAATGGCTTGTTGGTTATAAAGAACAGTGGATATACCGATACCACTAAAGGGAGTATTACCTCTAAGTACATCTCCTACCGCAACATTAATTTTATCTCTAAGCACTCCTTCGTTAGAGAAGACAGGGTTACCTGCTTCATTACGGGCGTAAGATAAAAGAGTTTGGTTTGTGGAAATCAGTAGGTTATGCTCTGGGTCAAATACTTCATCCTCTGTTGGGTATAACGGGAAGTTAGATACGTTATCTCCTGTCGCAGTTGCTTGTGGAGGAAGGTTTGCATTAGTATTACCGCTATTGATAACCTGTCCAACTATAGGATCTTGAGAGGTAGTAGTATTCCCAAAAGCGGGTGTATTGCTACCTATTGCTACATTTCCCGGAGATACAGGAGTTCCTCCATTTTCACCACCATCAACTTCTTGCACATCCCCAGCAGATATACCCCCTCCCGGTTCTGTTACATGACAGTAGGTGATACTCCACATCACCTTAGCAGTTTTGCAGGTCTTATTCCCGCACCCCCCAGAGCCACCACAGGTATGGTTCCCAGATAACACAGTCTTTTGATTTGTAGGCTGAGACGGGTTTCCAAATTGATCAGTTGCCCCATCTGGGGCCGCAGGAGGTTGATAAGTATCTTCGGGTCGAGGAGGTCGTTGAGTTCTAAGTTTGCAAGTATACGTCCAAGTAGCTACATATCTGCGTATCTTATAGCAAGGCCCACCACCACTAAGAGGCGAGTCGGTAAATGTAATCGTGGGGGTATTACTATCAGGTACACAATAACATGCAGCACCACCAGTAGTAGGGCCTTGGCCTTGGCCTCCACCGCCCTGACCACCCATTTGGCTCATCTGCCCTCCTCCCGGAAAAACAGGACCGGGGTGTGGAGGAATAGAAAAATCCATCTGGCCCATTTGACCCATCTGGCCTCCCATTTGCCCACCTCCATTATGGGAGATTGGGTCCATCATGCCAATGTTCATCTGACCCATCTGACCCATCTGACCCATTTGCCCACCGGGAGGTGCAGGTAGACGGTGACATACTCCCCCTACTGCGGGAGGAACTTCATTCATCTGACCACCGCCTTGACCACCCGGAGGGTCTTGGATCGGTGTATCTTCGCAATCACATTGGCTCAGATCCTGAGGCATTTAAAAGACCTTCTTAGGTAACAGATCGGATGTCAACAAGGCTTGGTTGGTTGGGACTAGTAACGGGAGCTTGTGATCCTAGCAGGTTTGTAGTCGCTTGCCCATTAATAACATTTTGAATAAGTGAATACTTGTTACCCGCAGCGTAAGCTTGGTTCCTAGTAAACGTATCCGACTTGTAGCCTACGATGGTAAACTTTACAGTTGGGTAGTAAGAAGCACCAGTCTTAGGAGCCAGCCTTCTCAAGTTTTGAACCCCTACTGTTTGTTTTTGCATGTCCCAATTAGTCTGCTTAAATTGTGGCAGAACAACCGAGTAGCTTAAGAACTGATATAGTTTATTTTGATCGGAGTTAGCAGACTCAAAAGTTCCTGAATCGGTATCTAGCATATCCCCATCACCTTGAACAAAGGAAGAATTATCTCTTCCCGGCTCAATGTTGACGTTATCTGCCATTGAGTTAATTTGGAAAACAGCGTGACGCAATCCAGATCCTGAATCGGTATACACTGGCCCCTTGTTTACGAACAACCCACCACCAGTACCAATGTTAGCATCATTCGTTGACATCCCAGTTATAGGAGAGCAGTTAGTGTATTCAACAATTACGTCATAGTCGTTACACCAAGTGGGCAAGGTAACTTGAATCTTCTTGGAGCAAACATTATACCCCGCCTTCATCTGCTCATCACCTGTTCCAAATCCGTAAAGTCTAGACAGATGCGAGTTAGCGATTGCAGAGTTTTGAGAAACAACACCACCGGGAGCATAAGCTAGACCTCTGTTATTAGTGGTCGCATCAAAGTGCATCCACCAAGATACCTTCGGAGTGTTTGCAAAAAACTGATTAAGGCTATTACTATCTACTGGCGCATCCCACTCTGGGAAAACAGGGATGTTTCTGCCCACATCTCCCTGCGGTAATCCTAGGTAGGTTAAAGATCCAGATTGACCTCCTAAGCCCCCAGTGTTAGGGTCAGATAGCCAACGCTTTAGGCTGCCTTGTCTCTGCTCTACGATATACTGTAAGTATGCTTCTCGCAAAGTAAGGTCTTGGCTCTCTAAGAATGCTTTAGGGCTAGTAAAGTTTAGCGAGTATTGAGTATTTGTCTCTGGGTTAGTATATGTCGTAGTAGACTCAGAGCCGAAGGGGTCAGTCGTAGTTTGTGTATAATCACACATGGTTAGCATGGTTCCTTCTACACCATAGGCTAATCCACCCATAACATAATCCGTGTAAAGAGCTTGCCCATCCTTCTCAACCTCTTCTACACTATCAATCTTAGTGTTGAGAACATCGACAGCACGCTGAATCTGATAAGCACCTACAGCGGGGTTGGCAAATGACAGCGGAGGGTTTGCTCCTGCTACACCAGCACGTTCGTTATAGGTAAGCTCCGTAGTTCTTAGGAACGGACGGATATCAATGATATCGTCTTGGGTAATGTTGGTCTGGTCCTTCTTAACAACGACATATGCGAGCGGTAGAGCAGCCTGCCCAACCAGTTGGAAATCGTCAGCATCAACGTCAAGAGCGATAAGAGGAGCTATATTAAGTAGGTCATCGGGAGACGGGAAGCTACCGTGAACTTTCACACCAAGTCGGTTAGTAATTCCCTGATTTGCATCAGAGTTCTTATCAGACACATTTCCTACAATCCTAGCGGAACCAGCGGGAGGCGTGTCGGTGGCTCTTCCACCATCGGCTGTTCCAAGCACATTGGTAGTAGCATTGTTGGTAATACCGATGCCTGCACCCTTATATAAGCCTAGGACAGGCTGCGTAATCTTCTTTGGAGAAGCTGACGAGCCAGTGTTTCCAAAGCCAGTTTGGTAATCTTGTAGGGCTGCTCCAGAAGAATCTACTGGAACACTATACGCAACTAACAAGTCGATGCGCTGATCAGCGGTAATCGTAATCTTGTTTTCATTCTCATCATAGTAGTAGAAGTCTTCGTCGTTCCACTCTGGGATGTTAATCGTGGACTCTGGGAAATCTACAACAGCAGTGCGGAAAACACCTCGCCACATCTTAACAAAGGCTTGGTGAATATCAGCTAAGTCTTGGGCTTCATAAATAATCTGATCGCTACCCGCTACTTTACGCAGAGTTTGACCAGCTAAAGGGCCGAGAACATTATGTCCGGGCCATCTGTGTTGGTTGTTGGGGTCTACGTTTTTGTAATGGGGGTAATTACCAGAACCTTCTCCAGAAGAGAAAGTGCTAGGTTGCCATCCGTAGTTGCTCCCAACACCAGTGGAGGGTGATAGGTGGAAGGTATAAGTAAACTCTAGACCGTTAATGTTGTATGCTTTTCCAGCAGAAGCAGCACCTGTGAATCTATCAAAGATAGTCTGTCTGAGGCTGGATGCGAACACATCCTTCATAGGTGGGATGATGACTGGAGTGCTCTGAGGAACAGTTGAGTCTGTAGCTAGACTGAAGAGTGCTTTATCAATATCAAAAGCATCATTAATTCTAGAGTTGAATACACCAGCATTAACCGTGACCTGTCTACCTCCCGTAGACTTCGGCCTTAGTTGTTTAATAAGTGTTAGATCTAATTCACTGTTTGTCGTTACTAGCCCACCTACACCTGATCCTGAGCCTGATCCTGAGCTACCAGAACTGGAACCAGTTCCGTCTAACAACTTCTTAACGTATAGAATATTTTCTTCTAGTTGACGTAATGGAATATTATCTACTTCGTAGTAGTACGGATCATTCGCCTTGTAGTAGCGAATGGGTTGTGTAAACGTGTAATCAGCCATATTATAAATACCTGTCTAGATCGAATAGTGATGCGGACCCAATACCTCTAGCCATGTCCGTTGAGTCTGTCGCACCTGCGCCCCCACCATAGTAACCAGCACCAAACCCTAGATCGGCATTGTGGAACCAGCTACGATAAACCGAGAAAATCTTCTTTCTATTAGAGGTTCCTAACAAGCCGTTCTTAGCGTTTGCAAAGGTGTTTGCTGCGGATTCATCTAGCCAGATCTTATGCTCAGAATCATTCGGAAGCAAGTCTTTTGCATAGAAGAAAGAGGAGGCTACATTCTGCCCCTGCTGGTCAGCAGGCAGGCTTAAAATGTGAGAGCTAAATCCAAGCTCTTGGTAGATAGAACTTGGGTTATTGTAGGTTGCCCCCATGTCATTTAAGGAGCTACAGTCACCAGAGGTGTTATACCCCTGAGCAACAACTTGGTAAGGTGCCCCAGTCTTTAGCACCGCTTGATCACTAAACTGGAATCCCATACTGACGAATGCGGCTGGGTTTACTGGTGGCACATAAGCAGCACCAGCAGCAACTGGGTATCCTAGGTACTTAGCTCTGGAGGCAGGTGATACATAGATTCGGAAAGGACCAATGTTCTCCTGCTCAGTCTTACCGTAATAACCTAACTCCCCACCTGTCTGAACCCCTAATCCATACGAATCAAGAACACTCGCGCCAGAAGTATCAGGCGTTGACGATGGAGCACCTGACAATCCTGTGCCCGTATCAGCGGTCCACATAGCACTTGGTCCGTAGTAGTTACCACTCATATCCTGTGGGTGATAACCACTTACCATTAAGAACGAAGCATTTAACTCTGAGTTATCCGCAATGTTCCAAATCTTTAGTAGGTCACACGCAGTTCCAGAAAGATCGTAGTACGCTCCAGAGGTGTTAAGCCACCCACATGGGAACTTGGTATTAAGAACATTAACAGTACTCCCCTTGGTAGCTCTGACACACATGCCTCCAAAAGATGCCCCTGAGAAAGTAGCTGGGGTTAGAGCAGAATCAAGCTGAACGTCTGTCCATACCTGCGTCTCACTAGGAGCTTTAAGAGTAATGTTCTTCGTCTGAGTTGGATACTCAGCTTGTGGACCAATATTAAATGTACCAGAGGCTACAAGAGGGTTAGCAAAGAACTGCATGT